CCTCGTCAACCCGGGCACGGCCCGCACGAACCTCGGCCTGGGCGGCTCCGCCGTACTGGACGTCGGCACGACCGCAGGCACCGTCGCCGCGGGGGATGACGCCCGTATCGCCGGCGCCCTGCCGGCCACGGGCGGCACGATCAGCGGCAACCTGGCCGTCACCGGCAAAGCGCTGGGGATCGACACGCCCGCCGTCCACGGGGCGACGGCCTGGTGCTACGACTCGGCGCTCGCCGTGAACTCTTCGCAACTCGACAACGGCCGCCTGTACTTGGTGCGTGTCGACATCCCGGCCGCGGTGAACGCCACCCGCCTGTACTGGTGGGTGGGGAACTCCGGGTCGTCGCCCGTCGCCGGGCAGAACCAGGTCGGCTTGTACGACTCGGCCGGCACGCTCCTCGCGTCGACGAATGTGGACGCGGACATCTCGTCGGCGACGCTGAAGACCACCACCATCGCGAGCCAGGCGCTGACGGCGGGCGCGTTCTACTGGGTGGGGCTGCTGTTCAACGCCGCCGTGTCGCCGACGCTGACCCGGGCGTCCGGGTGGACGGGTGTGGACACGGCCGCCAACTTGGGGCTGACCGCAGCCGCCTACCGGTTCGCGACGAACGGAACTGGCCGCACCACGCTGCCCGCGACGATCACCCCAGCCTCGAACGCGGGGACGGACATCGCCGGCCCGTGGGTAGCGGTGGGCGCATGAGCCGCCGAGGGAAAGGAGGAGCCCCATGCCGGTCATCAATCCGATCGTGAGCACGCCGACAGGGGACGGGGGCACCTCGGGCCCGTGCGCGGACTGGCCCGTCACGTGGACGTGTGAGGCGTCCACCCTGAACCCGGCTGTCACCGGCATCGCGGTCAGCATGGCGACGGAAGCGCTGTGGTCGTTGACGGGGATGCGGTTCGGGGCGTGCGAGATCACGCTGCGGCCGTGCGCCCGCTCCTGCGACACCGGCCGGTTCTTCGACGACTTCGGGCCGCCGTGGGAAGGCGGACGGTCCTACCCGCAGCCTGCCCTGATCGGCGGCCTGTGGTTCAACCTCACATGCGGTTCCTGCCACGGCGGCTGCTCCTGCAGCACCGTGTCGGAGGTGCTGCTGCCCGCCCCGGTGAACACGATCGTGGAAGTCCTGATCGACGGGACACCGATGGCGTCCGGCGCCTACCGCGTCGACAACAACCGGCTGTTGGTGCGCACCGACGGCGAATCGTGGCCGCGCTGCAACGATTTGAGCCTCGAAGACACCGAGCCCGGCACATGGTCGGTGCGCGCCACCTACGGCGAGGCGCTCCCCGACGGGGCGGCGCTCGCGGTGGGGCAACTGGCGTGCGAGATCGCGAAGGCCGCGGACGGCGGGGACTGCAAGCTACCCGCCGGGTTGCAGCAGCTGGTGCGGCAGGGTGTGACGATCTCGTATCCGGATGTGGGGGAGCTGTTCCGGCAGGGCCGCACCGGCCTGTATCTGGTGGATCTGTTCGTGTCGACGTGGAATCCGTATGGGCTGCGGCAACGCTCACGCGTGTACTCCGTGGACCGGCCGACGGTGCGCAGGACGGGGACCTGACATGCCGATGATCAGCGGCCCGTCGAAGTGGTACACCGTCGCGTCCACGCTGGAGCAGGCCGTATACGCCGAGCTCACCACGAAGCCGGCCCGGCATTCCGTCGTGCCGGGCCTGATCGCGTGGGACGAATGCGACTGCGGGCTACTCGCCGTGTCCGTCGCCCAGATCTACCCCACCGAAGTGTTCCCCGACCCGCTGCCCCGCCGTGTCGGCAACGGATGCGATGCACCCTGGGAAGCCGCCGAGATCGTCATACAGGTGGTGCGCTGCGCCCCCAGCCCCGACGACCCGATGACCGCCCCCACCACCACGGAACTCGATGCGTCCGCCCGCGAAGTGCTGACCGACGCCTACGAGATGATGTACGCGGTGTCGGTGACACTGTGCGAAATGAACCAGGCCCGCGAGATCTCCGACTTCATGATGCGGCCCCTCACCGCGCAAGGCCCGTCCGGTGGCTGCGTCGGCAACGAACTCCGCGCCCTCGTATCCCTCCCCAGGAACTAAGGGGGCCCGGTGTTCTCTGTGTCGACGAGTTTCAACCTCGACCGCACCCGCGTACAGCGCATGCTGCGCCTGCCCGGCGGGATGGTCTACCGCGACATGACCCGACGCCTCCTTCGCGTCGAAGCCGAAGCGGTCCGCCGCGCACCCGGCAGCATGGGGACCACGATCCGCGCACAGATCCGCAGCGGTGCCGGAGGCGACTTCGAAGGCGTCATCAACGTCCGCCACCCGGCCGCCCTGTACGTGATCGGCGGGACCCGCCCGCACCAGATCCGTCCGCGCCGGCCGGGTGGCGTCCTGAAGTTCACCGTGGGCGGCCGCGTCGTGTACGCGAAGTACGTCAACCATCCCGGCACGAAGCCGAACGACTTCCTCCAGCAGGCCTTGCGGGCGGCGCTGTAACCAGCCCGGAATGATCTTCCGTGGGGGCGACCTACCGTCACCCGCATGACCGAGCTCCTCACACACGCGAACGGCACCGCCCCGCCCGGCACACCCCCGGCACGGGACTTCAGCCGCACACGAAAGTCGCTCGCCTTCACCATCGACGACGACACGTTCGTGCCGGCCGCCGCACTTCCGGGCGACGTGTACGCCGAGTTCGTCACCCTCTACAACAAGACCGGCAGCGTCGAGAACTACCAGGAACAGCACGACCTGCTGAAAGCCGCCATGCAACTCGCGCTCCTCCCCGAATCGTGGGACCGGTTCGCGGCCCGGCTGAGGGACAAGACCAACCCGATCGACGACGACCAGATGGCCGACGCCGTCCTCTACCTCTTGGAGGCCTACGGCCTGCGCCCTACCCAGCCGTCGCAGCCCTCGTCGGATGGGCCCTCGAGCCCGGCATCTGGCACGAGCTCGACGGAAGAGCAGCAGCCGCAGGCATCGACCCCGCCGGCCTCCCCGCCCACCGCTTCCTGAACTGGATCTACGCGGAAATGGTGCAGCGGATCGGCGACCGCCCCAACGAGCAGCCCGGCACCGCCCGTAAGCGGTTCGACGGGCAACTCGACGTGCGCGCCTGGACCACCCCCGCCACCCGCGACGAGACGCCGCAGCCCCGCGACCCGAAAGCCCCCTGGTGGTGGGAAGGCGCTGAAGACGCCAGCCAGTCGTTCCTCACCTCGATGGGGGTGACCCTCGCATGACCACCCCCGCAGGCGGCCACATCGGTGACGCGTCGATCCGCGTCACCGCCGACACCACCGCCGCAGCCCTCGCCCTACGCGGCCTCACCCGCGACGCCAACGGACAACTCCGCGATCTACGCGGACGCTACGTCTCCGAAACCCGCCTCATCAACAACTCGCTGCGCTCCGTCGCCACCAGCAGCGACAAAGTCACCGAAGCCGTCGACGGAATCCGTTCCGCTTCGCTGCTGCTGTCGCCGGCGCTCATCCCGATCGCGGTGCAGGCCGCGCCGATCGCGGCGAGTGTGGGTGCGGCGGCGGTCGCTGTCGGCGTGTTCGCTGCCGCGGCGGCGGGGCAGGTCACCGCGATCACCGAAGCCGCCGACGCGGAGAAGAAATATCAGGACGCGGTCGACGAGCACGGGGCGACGTCGAAGCAGGCGGCCGAGGCGCAGACCGCGTATGTGCAGCAGATCAGCAAGATGCCGCCCGCCACCCGTACCGCTGCCGCGGCGCTGTCGTCGCTGAAGGACCAGTATCAGAACTGGTCGGATGCTCTGGCAGGCGACACGATGCCGGTGGCGACGAAGGCTTTTCAGGCGCTGTCTGCGGTGTTCCCGAAGATGACGCCGCTCGTGCAGGGCGCGTCCACGCAGCTGGACCGGTTCGTGACGATCGCTGCGGGCTCGTTCGCCTCCCCCGGCTTCGATGCGCTGAACGCGCGTTTCGCTCAGTTCGCGGCGGGCGCCCTGAGCAAGGCCAACGATGCGATCGTGCATTTCCTCCGCACCGTCGACACCGGGAAGATCAGCGGCGGCGTCAGCGAGTTCATGGACTACGTCCGTGCCAACGGGCCCCTCGTCAAGGACACGATCGGCAAGGTCGTCGAGGCCCTGTCGAACGTGGCGCAGGGCGCAGCGAACGCCGGCCCCGGTCTGCTCACGCTGGTGAACGCGTTCGCGGGGCTCGTCGCGTCGCTCCCGCCGAGCGTGATCACGACGCTGCTTCAGTTGTCGCTCGCGTTCAAGGCTGCACGGATTGCGGCGGCGACGCTCGCTGCGGTCACGGGCGCGCAGGCCACCGCGAACCTCGCGGCGTTCATTCGCAGTGCCCGCTTCGGCGGTGTCGCCGCCGCCGTGTCGGGTGTCGCGCAGCGCATGACGACGCTGCAGAGAGTCGCCGGGAGTCTGGGTGTCCTCGCGGTCGTCGCGATCGGGATCGACGAGCTAGCGAAGAAAGCGCGTGGTGCGCCGCCGGACGTGGATCGTCTCGCCGGAAGCCTGAAGCAGCTGGCCGTGACGGGCCAGTTCACGGGCGAGCTGAAGGCCACGTTCAGCGACATGGACGCCTTCGTCGGGAAGGTCGGCCAACTCCGGTCGGAGTCGAAGGATCTGGAGCAGCTGAAGCCGTTCACGGCGTTCTCCGGTCTGGGCTCCTTCTTCGACACCGCCGTCACCAAGCTGGACGATCTGTCGCGGGGCGCGAAGTCGCTCGGTGCGACGAAGGACGACCTGACCGCTTTCGACGCTTCGTTCGCGCAGTTGGTGAAGGGCGGCGACGCGAAGGTCGCGGCGCAGGAGTTCCAGCGGTTCGACGCTGCGCTGCGTAGCGCCGGCCTGTCGACGGCTCAGATCACGGCTCTGTTTCCGCAGTACACGTCGGCGGTCGCCGACGCGGCAGCCGAGCAGAAGATCGCAGCCGACGCGATGGGCTTGTTCGGAACGCAGGCGCAGCAGACGTCCGCGAAACTCGCCGAGCAGAAAGCCAGCGCCGACGGTCTACGGCAGGCCGTGCAGGCACTCAACGAAACCAACAGGTCCGCCCTCGGCGGGATGGTCGGCTTCGAAGCTGCGATCGACGCAGCCGGGAAAGCGGCGAAGGACAACGCGGGCAGCCTGAACCTGGTCAACGGCCAGCTGGACCTGAACTCGCCCAAGGCGCAGGCCGCCGCGACCGCGTTGAACGACCTCGCGGCGAAGACCGATGAGGCCGCAGCCGCGGCCCGGGAGAACGGCTCTTCCTGGACGACCGTCAACGGGATCTATGCGCGGGGCCGGCAGAAGCTCATCGAGTCGGCGCAGGCGATGGGGTTGACGAAGGTGGAGGCGGCGCAGCTTGCTGCGCAGATCCTGAAGACGCCGGACAAGACGGCCCGGCTGCGGGGCAACCTCGACGATCTGGAAGCGAAGCTCTCCACCGCGAAGAAGCACCTCAAGAGCGTCCCGGACTCGCGGCAGGCGCAGGTGCGGGCGGACATCTCCGACCTCCAATACAAGATCAATGCGGCGAAGCTGGCACTCGGTCAACTCCGCAACCGAACCGTGTACATCAACGCCCACATGTACGTCACCGGCACCTCACAAGCCCGCTCCGCCGTATCCACCGCCGGCGCGGGCCGTGTCTTCGAGTACGCGTCGGGTGGTCTCGTCGGCTTCCCGGCAGGCGGCCCCGTCCGCGGCCGGGGCACCGGCACCTCGGACTCCATCCTCGCCCGGGTCTCCAACGGCGAGTACGTCATCCCGCAAAAGCGCGTGCAGCAGTATGGGCCCGCCATGTTCGACGCGATCCGGGCAGGCACCCTCACCACCGCCCGGCCCGCGCCGCCGGCGTGGCCGTCGCTCGGCGTCGGCACCACACGCACCCCGCCGACGGTGAACGTCACCTACACCTACCAGCTGAACTTCACGAACTCCGGCGTGATGGGCTCGAAGCGGGAGCTGCAGAACTGGCTCACCGGAACGATGGACGACCTACGGCGGCAGGGCCGGCTCCCGCAGGGGGCGACCGGATGACGTGGTCCCCGTGCGCGACCGGCGTCGCCTACCAGATCGCCGTGGACTGGGCGGCCGACGGCGACTTCGTCGACCCGTTCGACGACGCCACCGCCGACGTCCTCGACCGCGGCATCAGCATCTCCTACGGCCGCGACCAGGACCGGCAGCTGTCCCCCGGGCGGGTCGGGTCGGCCGGGTTCGCCCTGTGCAACGTCGACCGCCTGTACTCCCCGGAGAACACGAGCAGCAGCCTGTACGGCGACCTGGAACCGGGCCGGGAGACCCGCATCCAGGCCACCTACCAGAGCACGACCTACCCCCTGTTCTACGGGCGGCTCGACGACTTCACCGTCCACCCCGACCGCGGCGACCGCACCGTCGACTTCACCGCCCTCGACGGCCTCGCCACCTTCCAAGGCGTCAAAATCTCCACCGCCCTCTACCAAGGCTTGCGCACCGGGGAGATCATCAACGTCATCCTCGACCAGGCCGGATGGCCCGCCGGACGGCGCGACATCGACGCGGGCGCGACGTACACGCACTACTGGTGGGAGGAGGGCACGACCGCGTTCGAGGCGATCCAGCGGGTGGTCGGCGCGGAGGGCCCGCCCGCGATCGCCTACATCGCACCGGACGGCACGTTCATCTTCCGCGACCGGCACCACCGCCTGCTGCGCACGGAGTCGCTGAACGTGCAGGCCTCGTTCGCTGCGGCCCGCGTCGAATGCGACTCCCCTGCGGTGACGGGCTTGGACTACACGGCCCCGTTCGTGTATCAGCACGGCTGGCGCGACATCGTCAACGACGTCCTCCAGGACGTCGACGAACGCGCCCAGAACCCGGACCGTACCGCGGTGTGGAACACGGAGTCGCCGTTCTCGATCCTCACCGGCCAGACCCTGGAGATCAAAGCGGTCGCGTCGGATCCGTTCCTCAACGCGGTCGCCCCCACGTCCACCGGCGATGATCCGGACATCGTGTCCATCGGTACCGGGACCGTCACCGCGACCCTGACGCGGGACTCCGGCCAGTCCACGATCATCCGTGTCACGTCGGCCGGCGGCCCGGCGACGGTCTTGTCGATGCGGCTCCGCGCCCGCGCCGTACCGGTCGGGCGGACCATACAGATCCGGGAGCAGGACCCGGCATCGATCACCCTCAACGGGCTGCGGACCTACCCCCAAGACATCCCCCTGGCAACGGCGAACGACGTCGAGGCGGTGTCCGAGGTGATCGTCGCCCAGTACGCGACGCGCCGCCCGCTGGTGTCCATGCGGATCGTCGCCCAAGACGCCACGCACCTGCAGCAGATCTTCACCCGCACCCTGTCCGACCTCATCGCGATCCGCCACGACGAACTCGGCCTGAACGCCGGGTTCTACGTCGAGTCGCTCGAGCACACCATCACCCGCATCAGCCCGGCGCGGCCGCCGGTCCACGCCCTCGTCCTGGGCTGCGAGAAGGAACGCGACGCACCGAACAAGAACCCGTTCACATTCGACAAGACCGGCGCCGGGTTCGATGACGGGTTCTTCGACCCGATCGCCGCCGACGACCCGGACACCATCTGGATCTGGGATGTGCAGTCGGAGTTCGACACCCACGAGTTCGGAACCTGAGGAGGCCCTTGTGCAACTGCTGACGGAGACCGCGCGCGCGTACATCTACAACGGCATGTGGGTGGCGGACTGCCCCACGGGGTGCGGCGGCACGGAGCCGCTGTTCGAGGCGAAACGGCGGGGCGGACCGAAGACGGTACGCCGCACCCTGTTTCACTGCTCGTACTGCAAGTTCGCCACCAGCCGCATCGAATGGCCCGCTGACGAAGTCGCGTTGATGACGGTCCTCGAACTGCGGCCGATCCCTCACACCCGGAACTGGTATCCGACCAACCACGAGGTCGCGGTCCGCTTCGGAATTCCCCACGGCCAATCCGTGAGAGACCTACAGGACGAGAACGCCGAACACGGGGTGGAGGCTCAATGATCGCGCTCACGCTGACGTCGCGCCCGCTGAGCGATCCGCATGCGCTCACGGGACTCCGGAGTGTGCATTCTTCCAAGGCCGTGTTCCCGCGCATGAACCGACTGCTTCGTCTTCTCCAGGTTCTCCAGCCGGTCGTCCGACGGGTCCTCATTGATGTGGTGGACCACGTCCCCTTCCCGCACCGGGTTGTCCGGGTGAGCGGTGTTCCACACGTATTGGTAGCGCTGTATGTATCCGTCTTTGCGAATCGTCGGGTGAAGGTGTCGTTCGCCGAGAGGGACGCGAACAAACACACGTCCTTCGTTGCTGATCCACTGGCCGCCACCCCAGTTGGGATTGCGCTCCGCCCTGGTTCCAGCAGAGATCTTCGCTCGAATCTCTCCAGTCATGCGCCCTGGCGCCCTGTTGGCGCACGCGCGGGAGCAGTACGTGGGCACGCGGTATGCCGCGTGAACGCGAGTGAACTCAGTCCGGCACACCGGGCATTCCTTCGTGGTTTTCATCTCCCAATTCTATAAGACAGTTAGAGAGGGGGCGGTCCAAATCGCCTGGACAGCGCCAATGACGGCGGTCGCGAACACGGTGTTCACGGCAGCGCAGTTCAATACGCACATCCGTGACAACCTCGCCGAGACCGCGCCGGCGAAAGCCACCACCGCAGGCCGGATCTTCGTCACCACGGGTGCCAACAGCATCGCTGAACGGCCGCTTGAGACGGCGGCGATCTCGACGTCGCAGACCACGATGTCGACCACGTACACCGACCTCGGCACGATCGGCCCGTCGGTGACGATCACCACCGGTCCGGCGGCGATCGTGTGGTGCTCGGCGTTCATTCAGAACAGCACCTCGGGCGCGTCCTCCCACATGTCGTTCGCGGTGTCGGGGGCGACGACGATCGCATCCTCCGACGTCGATGCGCTGCGCTTCAACGCGGCTGCGAACAACGACTTCATGCGGGCCGGGTTCACCGCGAAGGTCACCCTCACCCCCGGAAGCAACACGTTCACCATGCAGTACCGCGTGTCCGGCAACACGGGGACGTTCGCCAACCGATCCATCACCGTCATGTCCCTGTGAGGGCCCATGTATCCCACGAAGACGATCTACAACCTGGCCAACCCTGAGGTGCTGTCGCTGCACACCACCGACGAGGTCACCGCGTCGAAGCTGAACGTGAACTCTGGCGACCCCGACCTGTTCGCCACGATGCTCCGCGTCGTCGTCCCCGTCGCCGCCGGAGACTTCATACGCGCCGAGGGCTGGGCCCGCGTCACCAACGACCTCGGCTACAACGTGGGCGTCGGCTGGCACCTGTGGCTGTACGACGCCGACAACGGCTACGGCGCGTCTGGCGTGTGGACGCAGATCTCTCCGCTGTGTGGGGAGAACGTCACGCCGAACATGCACCACATGCCGCTCGCGATCAAGGCGACTTATCAGGTTCCCGAGACGTGGCCCGTCGACCATCGGGCTGTGGTCGTGCTCCGGGCGAGCGCGCATTCCACGGCGTGGCAGCCGGGCCATCAGATCACCGTCGACAAGCCCTACGGATACCTCGAGGCGGAACGCGTAAGGGAAGGGGCCTGACCATGGCGACAGGACCGCAGAGATACCCGGGCGCGAGCACCGCCGCCTGGTATCAGGACACCTACGGCGGCGACCTCATGGAGGTGAACGTCGCCTGTCTCCACACCACGGAGGGCCGCACGCTGCCGGACTACGACGGCGGGGCGGTCGCCCCGAACCTGACTGCGGTACCGGACTTCGGGGCGAAGCGACTGAAGTGGTACCAGCACTTCGACATCGACCGCTCCTCCCGCGCCCTACGCAACCTCAGCGGCGGGGTGGAGACCAACACCCTCAACGTCGTGCAGGTCGAACTCGTCGGCACCTGCGACCCCGCCACCCACAAGAAGTGGGGCAGCAGCCCCCACATCTTCTGGCCCGAAGCGCCCGACTGGGCACTGAAAGGGGTGGCGGACTTCCTCGCCTGGGCGCACGCCAACCACGGCATCCCCCTCACCGGGCCCACCCTGTGGCTGCCGTACCCGCAGTCCGGCGCGGCCGGCAGCACGGCCCGCATGAGCTTCGCCCAGTGGGAGAACTTCAACGGGGTCTGCGGCCACCAGCACGTTCCGGAGAACGACCACGGCGACCCCGGCAGCATCGACTTCGCCAAGCTGATCGCCTACGCCAAGGGCGGCACCCCCGACACCCCCCAGGAGCCTGATGTGGCACTGACCGACGCCGACGTGGAACGCATCGCCACCGCGGTCTGGCAGAAACTCGCCAAATCGGACGGCGTGTACCTCGCCCCGACCGACGCCCCCGACTACAGCCCGGACGTCAACCACCCCGGCCACTACTGGTCCGGCCGCAGCGTCTTCGCCGACCTGGTCCGCCGGGTCCGCGACACACAGAAGGCCGTCGCCGAACTCGCCGCACAGAAGAAGGAGTCCTGACCATGAAGATCTTCGGCCGGGAACCGGCACTCATCATCTCCACCCTCAGCGCCGTCCTCTCCCTCATCGTCACCTTCAACATCGGCATGAGCGGCGAGCAGGCGGGCGCGATCGTCGCCATCATCTCCGCCGTGTTCGGCGCGATCGCCGCCGCCATGACCCGGCCGATCGCCCCGACGGCGTTCACCGCCGTCGTCGCGGCGGGTGCCGCGCTGCTGGCGGCATACGGGCTGGACGTGTCGGCGGAGACCGTCGGCGCGACGAACGCCGTCGTCCTCGCTGTCCTCGCGCTGCTGGCGCGCGGTCAGGTCTCCCCGAAGGAGGCCACGGCGTGAGCAGCCCACTGGACGCACGGATCCGGGCTGCAGCCCGGGAGGAAGTCGCCGCCGTCATGGGCGGTACGCCGGCCGACGACGGTGGTTCGGGCAGCGAACGGATCGAGGCGTTGGAGAGCGCGGTCACCCGCCTGTACGACAACCAGCGCCGCCTCGACGCCCGCCTCGACGCTCTGGAGAAGGCGGCCGGCACGGCAGGGCAGGAGACGAAGCCTGCGGTGCGCCGCACCCGCAAGGCGGCCGACGAGTGAAGGTCGTCGTGTACCCGGCGGACCGCTTCGGGTGCGGCTCGTTCCGCATGATCTGGCCCGGCGAACTGTGCGCGGCCGCCGGCCATGACGTGCGGGTCGTCTCCCAGGATCAGCGGGCGGTACGCCTGGTCATGGAACGCGACACCGTCAAGGACGTCCTCGTCGACGATGTGGACGTGGTGGTGCTGCAGCGGGTCACGCACGCCTACATGGCGCAGGCCGTAGGGATACTCCGCTCGAAGGGCGTCACGGTCGTCGTCGATGTCGACGATGACCTGTCCGCGATCCACCCGTCCAACCCGGCGTGGGCGATGCATCATCCGGGGAACGAGGGACGGCGGATGGTGGGCGGGCAGGTGAACCGGCACTCGTGGCGCAACCTCGCCCAGGCGTGCCGGGACGCCACCCTGGTGACCGCGTCCACGCCTGCACTGCTCGGCGTGTACGCCAGGCACGGCCGGGGCGTGGTCCTGCCGAACTATCTGCCCGACCACTACTACGGGCTGCCCCGGCAGGATTCGGACGTGGTCGGCTGGCCGGGCTCCTACCACTCCCACCCCAACGACCCTGAGGCCGTCGGCGGGGCGATCGCACGTCTCGTCGATGAGGGCGCCGAGTTTGTGATGCGGGGGGATCCGTCCGGGGCCGGGCCGGCGTTCGGCCTCACCGCGGACCCGGCTGGTGGCGGGGTGCCGATCGAGCAGTGGCCGTCCGCGGTCGCCGAGCTGGGGGTGGGGATCGCACCTCTCGCGGACACCCGCTTCAACGCGGCGAAGTCGTGGCTGAAGCCGTTGGAGATGTCGGCGTGCGGGGTGCCGTGGGTGGCGTCCCCGCGGGCCGAATACCAGCGCCTGCACGCCATGGGTGCTGGGGTGCTGGCGGACCGGCCGCGGACTTGGTACCGGGAGGTGAAGCGGCTACGCGAGTCGGCCGGCCTGCGGCACGAGATGTCGGAGGCCGGGCGCGCGGTGGCTGAACAGCTCAGGTTGTCGCGGCACGCCTGGAAGTGGATGGACGCGTGGAGCCACGCCCATGACGTGCAGCAGGCTACGCCGCGTTCGCGGGTAGCGGTGTAGCGGCGATCGGCTCCTCACGCACGTCACGAATCCACGACACGCCGCACGCGAGGCACAGTTCGTGCGGGTCCGCGTACACGAGATCCGACGACAGGCATAGCGGACACTTCGCCCTCGTGCGGACCCGCCGCAACTGGTTCCGCTGATAGGTGGTCGTGCCGCCCCAGTAGCCTTCCGCGCCGTGAAGCATCGCCCACGCGAGGCAGGTCGTGCGGACGGGGCAGGTCCGGCACCACTGCTGCGCCTCGTTGACGCCCGCGTTGGTTTCGACGTCCGGAACGAACTCGAACCCGCTGGACGCGCAGGGTGCGTTGTCCTGCCACTCGGTGCCCTCGGCGCTGACCGCGTCGAGGATCTTCCGTTCGATGTCCATGCCGGCCGCCGTCACGGGCAGGGGGTGTCGTCGGCGACGGACCAGACAATGGTGTCCGCCAAGCATTTCCGGATCCGGCCGGCGCGATGGAGACGCTGACAGGACAGCTGGATCGTGGCCCGGTCGTAACCGGTGGCTTCGGCGAGGGCGCTGCGGGAGGCGGTGCCGTCGGCGATCAGCCGGTAGATGTGTTCGTCGCGGGCGGCGACTTGGGGGTCGCGGGGGCGGCCGGGGCGTCGGGCGGTTCCCTGCATGACAGCCTCGCATTCACTTGGCCGGATGGCTGAATACCAGTATGCATGCCGGAATATGACAACCGGCCACCATGCGACACTCCCGCCAGAAAGCCCTTACGCAGCAAACCCGGGAGGCCCACGATGAACACCACCAGCGCACCGGGCCGGCACCCCGCGAGTGCCTGATCTGCCCCGTGAGCGCTCCGGGAAGGTGGTGGCGTGGACGCGGCCATGGTGACGGCGATCGCAGCAATGGTCGGCGGCACCCTGTCCGCGGCGGGCGTCATGTACGGCAGCCGCGGCGCGAACCGGGCGGCTCGGGAAGGCAACGCCGTGACGGGATTCAACAGCCTGACGGACCAGCTCCAAGAGGAGCGCGGGGAGATGCGCAAGGAAATCTCCACCCTCCGCGCCGAGCTGGCCGCCGAACGACTGGAGGCAGCACGGCTGCGACTGTTGGTGCAGCAACTCGGGGGCACGCCATGACGCGCATCGAGCTCGTGTTGTACCGCAACCGCCTGCTGCTTCTGCTGACGGCAGTCCTGCTGATCCTCGGCGGCGGGGTCGCCCTGTCGCTGCTGCTGATCCACCGCGAAGCCGACGCCCGGCAAGACTTGGCGCGTGAGGCGGACCTACGGGGCGCGGCTGTCAGTACGTTGGCGGGGGATGTAAGGGCACTGCGGGAACAGGTCAAGGCTTCCGGCGGTACGCCGGTTGCACCGGATCCGACATCGGCGGTGGAGGATCTACCGGCGCGGGCGGAGGTACCGGTGCCGGTTCCCGGACCGGCCGGCCCGTCGGGTCCGCCGGGACCGTCCGGAACGCCGGGCGTCGCGGGGAAGGCTGGCGCTACGGGTGTGCCGGGTCCGGTGGGTGCGACCGGCCCGGCGGGAGCAGCCGGGGTGCAGGGCCCTCAGGGCGAGCCCGGTCCGGCCGGCCCGAAGGGCGAGCCGGGGGAGCAAGGCCCGGCGGGCGAGCAGGGACCACCCGGGCCGGCGTGCCCGAACGGGTACAGCTTGCAGGTGCCGGCGTGGGATGCGGACGCACTGGTGTGCCGGAAGGATTCGGCCCCGCCGGAAGACGACGACGGCGGTGGTGGCGGGTCGCAGGCGTTGGCGTTGGATCCACAACGCCGCCAGTACGCATGACCTACGCCGCCTTCACGACCTCGGCCCGTACCGCCTGCTCCCACTCCTCGAGCAGACGCCCATACAGGCCCCGCTGCTCCGGGTTCAACACCCCACCCGCCTCCAACCACAGGGCACGGATCTCCTCGTTGACGGCCGCAGCAGACCGCGACGGCCCAAGGCCAGGAGTGGAGGGGGACATGCCCACAGTCTACGAACCACCAGCCCCCGAAACTCACGCCCTGTCGACGAAACCGCAACCCCCGCTATCCTGAACCCCACGCCCCGGGGCCCGACCCCCGGGGCGTCCTACTGTCGGGAGCAGAGGAACACGACCATGGAATACCGCGTCGGCTACTGGGTCCTCCCCGCAGGCATCGGACCCGACGACTACGAGACCGCCGACCTCGAACGCCGCGAGGACACCGTCGAGCTCCCGCAGCCTACGGACGGGTACGGCCCCCACATCCGCGACGTCGAAACCGCCCTCGCCGACATGCTCGACAACGGCGCCCGACCCATCGCCATCCGCTTCCTCGACTAGGCGCGCCGCTCCGCATCCTCCAGCCGCGCCGCATAGTAGGCATGATCCCGAGGACAGCCGGCCAGCGCAGGAAGCGCCGCACGGAACCCGGCAACGGCATCCGCCCACGCCCGGCACGCGTAGGCGGCGTCCGCGCGTTGCAGGGTCGCCCGCGTCGGATCGAGCCAGTACAGCCAGCCCGGCCGCTCCTCCTCATCCGCCGCCTGCAGCGCGAGGGCGTGGGCCTCATCTGCCCACCGCTGCGCCACATCCCGCTCCGCACAGGCCGCCGCAGCCATCGCGGCCTGATGCACGGCCACAGCCTCCGCCGCAGGCGACAACGGCAGCATGCCCACCACCCGCGCAGCCTCAGCCGTCCGCAACGCCCGCACCGGATCCCCGTGGTCCAGGCTGTAGTAGGAGCGGACCCTTTGTGCCCATGACGCCATGTCCGTGTGCCCGCCGTCGACAGCCCAGCCGTGCGCGAGATCAATCCAGGCGAGCGCCGGCCCGTGGTGCTGCTCCTGCCATGCCACCCACGACAGCCAGTGCGCATGCTCGGCGGCCAGCAGCATCAGCCGGTCGGCTGCGGCCCCGCTGGTACCAGGCAGCAGCTGGGTGACGGAGTCCAGCTGGGATCGGACCACCGGCCATAGGGCGCGCCCGCCGACCTCGTCCTCCGCGCGCCGGTGCTCGGCCAGGACACGGCCGATCCAGTCCGCGGTCCGCAGGTCGACCCGGCCGGTTCGGTGACCGTGCGCAATCCGGTCCCGCAACTCGGCGGCCGGCGACCACTCGTCCAGCGCCGGCCGTGCCGGGATTCCCGTCAACTCTTCTGGCACCTGCAACCCCTCGGTGATGCGGGCCATCAGTCCGGCGGAGGTGATCCGGCGACGACCCGACTCGATCGCGGAAATGTGGGGCTGCGGCAGCCCGACGAGGGGTTCGAGGTCGCGCTGGGACAAGCCCGCAACACGCCGGTACTCGCGGAGGATGGCAGCCCAGTCCTGGCGCGCCCACGCGGCGCGCAGACGGACGTCTGCCCAGAGTCCCCGACTACTCATGTGGGGACGATACGCCCGGCTGATACACGCCGTGTATCGGATCGGCGCAATTGCACACGGACGATGGGAGTCCTTTCACACCGAGTCGGGTCGGAGAGAGCGACGCATGGTCATGGCCACCAAAGACGAACCAGCAGTTGACGCCCCAGTCGACGCCCGCACGCTGCTGCCCCTGCCCAGCCTCGACCACTTGGTGGAGCAGCAGGTACGCGGCTACGTGTGCGTGTGGGGCGGCGAGCAGCTCGCCAACGAGACGGCCGTGAACCTCGGCCCCCGTACCAAGAAGCGCCTCGGCGGCACCTACCAGATTTTCCCGCGTGCCTGCCCGGCCTGCACCCGCGACGCTGCGGCACGCGTTCTGCGCGTGCACC